TGTAGTGGAATGATACATAGTGGAAAAAGGAAACTCTTAGTATATTCTAAACGAAGTTTGGCCTAATGTCTCTGGTTTGGCAAGGTTAAATTGTTGTAGACATAGGTATCCGAAAGCGTCAAATGCGTGGTCAACCCCAAGATTTTTGTTTGGCATACCTGTATTTGGAGCATAAGTCAGAGTTCGGAGAGATTTTATTAATTCCTTACAGCGTGGGTGAATTAAAGTTCTTCTATCTCCTGCTGCATCAAATAATGCTGTATTCACTGATGTTATTTTGTCGCGAACTTTCCAGGGTGATCTTGGAGAAGACACTGTGAATCCACTTCTACGCAGGATAGTGTGGTCCGTTGAGCCTACTCCTGATGTTTTTCGGGCTGCACCTGTAGGATCGGGGCAAGCTATCACTCTTCTATCTACTCCATATCTATTAACAACTTCTTCTGCAAAATCCCAGGTTGTTGCTCCACCCGTCATAATTATTTCATCAAAAACATATAAGTACTCTCGGTGGCGGACAGCACAGATTCCGCAAAGTGGATCTACGTTAAAATCGACTCCTAGTAAAAGTGGGGCGATGGATATGTCCTCCGCTTCGCTAGAAATGTTGGAATCTGAAAATGAGACTGCAACAAGACCAGTGAGATTCTCGAAACTTGCCTCGAACTCCTGCTTAAATGTTCTGCTATCTAGTTGGGCCTTGGCTGCTTCTACTTCTTCGGCTGGAACATTGCCCCCGTCTATTGTTGTGAAGCTCCAACGTTTCCAATCACCTGTTTCATCTTCTGGAACGTAGCACCATAAATCGTAAAACCAAGATGCTGTACCATCTGGTGTGGATATGAAGAGTGCCCAACCTTGTTTATCTGCGAGGGCTGGTCTGATTACTTGAAACCAGACATCGGAATCCATGAAGGCTGCTTCGTCAAGTACTACTCCAGCGAGGCTTCGGCCACGCAGGGTTGTGGCGTTTTCAGTTCCTTTGAGTTCGATTAGCGATCCATTGATTAGTTCTATTTTGAGGTCGGTTTCGTTTTTGGAGGCTATCCACTCTCGTGGGATTAATTTCTTTATTTCTTTCCAGGCGATGTCTTTTGCCATGCGATAAGTTGGGGCACAGTAAAAATATGTTTCGCCAGGGCGGTCTATTGCTGCTTTTAGGAGTTCGATACAGGATAAGTAAGATTTTCCGAATCTTCTGCCAGCTACCAGTACCCTAAATCGTTGCTTTGCTTTAAACACCTCCCCCTGGGCCCATCGGAGGGAGAGATTTTCGGCTGTTTTTGTGCTCATGTAGTAAAGAATAGCTTAAATATTGACGAATTTCCGTTATTTAGTCGACTAAACAGTGTTTTTAGGGTTATTATTCAAGTATTATCAACAATTTTAGTCCGTGGCTGATTCTGTTCTTCGTAATTCAAATGGTCAATTTACATCTGAGAGAAGTATTAAAGATGGGAGGGTTTGTGGAAAGAGACAACCTGACGCAGTAATAGAGGCAAGAAGACAAAAGCTGTACTCAAGGCAGCTAACAGGTAAAACTACAAGACAACTTGTGTTGGAACACGCAGCCAAAGAGCAAATTGGTATAGATACAGCGTGGAGCGATTGGAAAAAAGTAAAGCAGTGGAACGATGAAGATTGGGAACAAGACAGAGAAAAGATGATTTCACGGGTCCAGGGAATGAGAATGAGGCTTTTTGAACAGGCTGTGCGTAAAGGTCAGCTACAAACGGCTGCTCAGATACTAGATTCGCTTGGTAAAGTACTAGGAGAGAGTGTAGAGAATATCAATATTAACGCTCCACAGCTATCAATTCAAGTAGAAGAAAAGAAAAAGTAGTTGACATTATTGTGATATTGTAGTATTATATTATTGTAGTACATTTTATCGCTTATGTCTTGATTTATCAGTAGGTTCAGGATCTATTGTATATGATGCTGAATGTTTGCTATATAACCCCTAACTGATAAAAATTTTAAAAAAAAAAATTTGATAAAAAAAAATTCCCTACGGGATAGCGTAGAGAATGAAGAGGGGATAGTGTAGGAGCTCCTGATCTAACTTGGGTGGAAGATGCTCGCGTAGATAAATGTTGCGATAAAAGTTACCAGAGCAAATCGGACATAAATTAAATTTGCATGGGTATCTAGTCTGTAGGTTTTTCTACGGGTTTGATAACGTGATCTAGTCATAGGGAAGCAATGGGAAAGAGAATAAAAAGAAGTTAAGAATAAAGAATAGATAAAGCCGTATTTTGTGCAATGTTGATTTCTTTATCTGATAAATTAATTGACTCAGATTCAACAATAGCTTTTGCTTTATCGTATTTTCTTTCAATATCAGTAGTGATACAAATAATAATTCCAATTACAATATTATGTAATTTTTCGGGAACATTATTTTCTATCATTACTTGTTTTGATTTTTCGTTAACGATAAATTTTTTCATTGATTTAGTTCCTGATGTAGCTTTACTGTCTAAAGATGTAAGTAGAACTATCTGCTTCTATTTCTACATAGTCATGTTGTAGATCATACCAAACATTTTCATAATTAATATTAGATCTAATAATGTCAGGAATAGAATCTAAATCAACAGTGTTTTCTATGTAATGTTCAGAAAATTCTTTTGTGTCAAATTCTCCAACATAATAATCTGAAAAATCACCAATACAAGAATCCCCAAAATGTGCAATAAATTCCTCATGTAAAGAAACAGAATGTCCATTTGCTAGACAATCTTCTAAACTTTCCAAATATTCAAACAATGTGCAATCATCTAAATGTTCAGAATAAATAGAGTGTAAATATTGACAGTCAGGATAGAACCATTCACTAGAAACAGATGTAATAACTGATTTTCTAGCCTTATTCATTAGATTTACAAATTCTTCAAAATCATTGGAATTTTGAAAAATCTCGTAAACATTAAACCATTTGAAATTGTTTGTTTCATAATCTTGAATACAAAGTGCAGGGAAATCATCATGCAAACCTAATCCAATAGGTTTATTTTGTACTGTGGTTTGGGTGGTCATAGTAAAAAAGAATATAGTATTCTCTTTAATTATAGTTGATTTTTTAATGTAAATCAAGACTAGAATATTACTCTAATGGCAACTAAAAAACCCTAAAAATAAGTACTTTTTACCCTTTAATCTCATCTTGAGATTTAGTAAGATTCTCAAATCCCTTACTATAACTAGATAATCTCATAAGTAAGAATCCTATAATTTTAAAATTTTAACGTGTATTTGTACCTTAACCAGTTTAAAATCATTCAAAAATATCACAATAAAAAAGCTAGAATCAATAGAGAATCTAGCCTTAAAATAATTAGTTCCTGATGTAGTTTTTATTGTGGGAAGTATTCCCAATTTTTATTTTTTCTAATTGCTCTAACTTTATCCATAAATAATTTAATTTCTTTTATTCCACTAGGAACATTAGTAAATTTAATCTTATCTATTTGTTTATTTTCAAGTTTTAAATCTTCACTTAAAATATGAGTTTTTTCAATTTTTAAATCTTCAATTTGATCTTTTAAAAATTCTATTTGGTTTAATTTATGTTCTATATTTTCATCAATAATATTTAAATCTTTAAAAATATTTCTAGTATCTCTTAAATCAGGATAGTCTTTGTATCTAACTCTATAATCTCCATTATCTTCTAACCAGTGTTCCAAATCTGCGATATTACAAATATATTCATCACATTCAAAGTAAGGATCTTGAGATTTAATTTTTAATTCTTCATAATCATTATTTAATTTTTCTAATTGTTTTTTCGCAATTAGTTTGTAGTTTTTTCTAGGCATTGTAATTTTGGGTGAATGTACAATAGTATTCTAGTCGGTTTTGAATGAAATTTCAAACAATAAAAAAGCTCCTAATTTATTAGATCAGGAGCAATATTTTTGAATGGAATTTTTATCTAGTCAAAGCTAAACATTCTTTCCTAATTAAATCTATTCTATTACCATTAGAACCATTAACTAAATTATTTAATCTAATTTGAGAAGCTTTTTTATCGTCTGCGGTTCTTCCCTCACAATGGGTTTGCTGGTAATTCAAGGCATTAAACATTTGATACAAGTTAGGAGCAATTTCAAAATTATTTGTTTCTTTATAGAAATTATTTTTTATATCGCTCCATTCTTTTGAAAGGTCTTTATCAAAATCTTTAGACCTCATTTCTTTTGTTTCTTTATCCTTGACTTTACCGATTAGCTTATCAGCTAACATTTGTTTTGAAAGCACTTTAAGCACTTCCATAGCTTCCGATCTATTTCTATATGAAACGTTAACCATTGCTTTTAATTCTTCAATGGAATTTTTTAAATCTTCCCTTTGATATTTTAAAAACTCAGGAAGTGCATTTGTATAATCGTTAATTCCTTTTGAATGACGAAATGAGAGTTTATTTTGTGATCTGTTTACTCTACCTAATTGATTAAAACAAAATAATCTAAAATCAATTAATACTAATTTGAAAGCAAACTGTCCAGTGTAGGAATTAATAATACATAATCTTCTACGGATAGGATCATCTTTTGTTACTTCTAACTCTGCATCTTTAATACCACCACTAACAAAAATACATCCATTGTTATTAAATAGTGTGATGTATTCTAACTGTAAATCCTTTTCATTCTCCTCAAAAATCCTACAAATTGGTTCGTTATCTTGTATTTCATAAGATTTTTTCATTACTGACATAGGAATACCAGTTTTAGAATCCACTATTGCCTGATGATCTTTAAGTTCTATTTCATTACCAAATGAATTTTTGATATATGGAACCATAGAAACAGGTGGATTTAATGCTCCCGTTTTTTCAAATGTTTCTCTAATAGATACATTTTGATTATGAGAATTTCCGCAGATGTCCTCATTACCTATCTTTTTGAAATTATGTTTAGCTCTATACTGTGGTTCTATTAATAGAGCATTGTTTGAATCTGCACTGTAAGAAGTGTTGACTAGATTTAGTTGTTGATAATTCATGTGTGTTGAATTAGTAAATTACTCTTATATATTAAAGTATTATTTTAATAAATTCAAGCTAATCCATACTATTTATTTGAATCAATATTTTATCTATAAGACTATCTGCTCTATAAACAATATTATCTGAGAATTGATTATCCCTATTATTTGATATTTTTTGAAGAATAATCATTATAAAAAATAAATCTTGAATGGGTATAGATACATGACTATACCTAAAAAACTTATGAATGGATGAGGTCATGATGAATGAATGAAACAATCCATAATTAACTTAGTCGCTGATGAATGTCAAATTCTGAGAATTATCAGTGAGAATTATGAATGAGAATTTTTAGTTGCATCAAAATGAAAGCTGTTGTAGTATTCTAATGTCCATTAACCACAATTATTATGGCTGTCGATCCACTAGATCAAAGTAGTGATAGGTATTTAACTGTCACTATGAATGAAATAAAAATCTTAGTCGGTATGATGACTAAGTTAAAAGAACTGTTTCCTATCGAGGGGCACTATTATGTTCACAAAGCCTGTAACATATTAATCACAATATGTAAGCAACAATTATCTACAGAAGATGTAGAAGAATTAAGGGAGAGATACGGGATATGACTAAACATTTTATTGCGAAAGCCATAGAAAATATGGATAGGTTTGGAAGTAGTTTCGAGCAATCACTTGCATTTTGCTATTCCCAGGCCGATCCAGATAATCAAACTATTCTTTATAACGCTTTTGAACATCTTTTCTTTAAATATGCCAGATTTAAAGATGACTAAAGAAGAAGCTGAAAACTTCATCTATAAATGTCTGGTAGATAACGAATCCAAAAAAGATCCAAAAGAAAAATTAAC